TGGTAATAATGCTTTAGACGGTATGCCTAATGGGGTGGCTTTGGTACTACAAAGTGGTAAAAAGGTAACATATTGCCATGACTGTATATGTCTTATCGGTAATGGTGTAATCGACATTACTCAGAATGGGAGTTAGCAGAATGAAAACTACAACAGAAGACGGAAGAACTTATAAATGGGATAAAGGATTTATTATCGTTGAGGAAAACGGCAAGGAAATCTTTAAGGTGTGGGATGTGTGTAAAGATAAAGTCCCGCCATTCCATGTTGTTAAAAAGTTTGTTGAATTTCTTAAAGAAGAAATCGAATGACAGACGAAGAAAAAGCAATGACCAGTTTTAAGAAAAATGTATGTGAAGTTTGCGAAATTAAAGACGTTTGCGATGTATCGATTCTTGATTGCCGTGCATATAATCTCGATTATGAAGATGCATATCTTGACGGACTTACAGAAGGCAGAAAGTTAGGTAAAGAAGAACAGTGGAAAGCAATGGAAAAAGCCCAGAAGAAAACAAGTGCAAGGATTAGAGAACTGGAAAAAGCAAATGCTGAACTGAAAGAATACGTATCACGTACAGGCTACAGAATCGCAGAATTGAAGCATGAAATTGACGAACTGATAGAAAAGCTGAAAGGCTTTGAAAATGGTGATGTTGCATGGCAGGGTGACATGGATGCAACCATCAAGCAGAATCTGGAACTGAAAGAGCAGAATAAAGCAATCCTTGAAGATAATGACACGTTGAATAAATGGGTTGACGAGTTGAAATCGCAGATTGAAGATATGAAAACTTGCTCAAGGTGTGGGATACGTAATCGGGATTTACTGGAAGAACCATGTAAGAGTTGTTTAAAGGATGGGATTCGCACTAAGTGGATATAATTTGGAGTTAGCAGAATGAAATACAACAGTAAATATCGAGTTGCAAAAGATAGCGTGGATTGGTGGGTCAGTAAAGAGCATCCATTTTATACAGATTCTTTTACCTTTCTTAAAGAACACATCAAAAGAGACAAGAGTGCGAAAATTTTCAAACTCTTCTTAAAAAGACTCAGAAAAACAGACAAGACATTGTGGCATAAATTTGTCGATTAAGGTATCGAGGTTGAAGCATGAAAGTAATTGATAAGCCCATAAACCAAATACGAGAATACGAAAACAACCCTAGGCACAACGAATCGGCAATAGAAAAGGTTGCAGAATCCATTGCTCAGTTCGGTTTTCAAGTTCCTATCGTTATCGACAAAGACGGTGTAATCGTTACGGGGCACACCAGATACAACGCCTGTAAACTGCTGGGGTTTGAAACCATACCATGTGTCGTAGCCGATGAATTGACAGATGAACAGGTAAAAAAGTTCAGACTCGTAGATAACAAGGTATCAGAGTTTGCAACATGGGACTATGAGGCTCTACAGCTGGAACTTGCAGACCTTGACGGGCTGGCAGAGTTTGAGTTTCCAGAGTTTGACTTCTCAACAGACCCTAGTATTGATGACTTAGATGTGATGCTCTCTGACTCACAGATAACATCGCCTAGCAGACAGCGCGATGCAGGAATTGAACCTACAAGGCCGACAAAGCCTGTTGATGAGATTGAACAGCCAGATATGATGCAGATGCAAGCTGAGAAAGTCATCAAGATTATACCAGCTGATAAATCACAGGAAAGAATGGTAATTGATTTTCTCAATACTCATTCTATTCTGTATGAGGTGTAATATGCAGAACTGGTCAAATATTCATCGTGTGAAGTTCAAAAGTACCTATGACGGTTACCCGATTTTAACCGCTGAAAAGTACAAGAAAATCGAAAAATGGATAGGGCTCAACGAGGTACTAACATACAAAGGTGACAAGTCAGAAACTGGAGTACATTTTTTTCTTGACGATTATCAATTCGAGCGTGTTTATTCACAGCCAAAAAAATGGGTAGATGAACTGAAACAGTATAAAGCTGTTTTAACTCCAGATTTTTCACTTTATGCAGATTTCCCGTTGCCTATACAGAAATATAATCATTTTCGTAAGCATTGGTGTGGTGCGTTATGGCAGAAATACGGGATAACAGTATATCCTAGCATTGCATGGAGTTCTCCAGATACATTCTCATGGTGCTTTGATGGTGAGCCACAAAACGGAGTGATTGTTGTATCAAACATCGGATGCACAAAGAATGATGACTATCGCTCTGGATTTATGTTAGGCTACAATGAGATGGTTAAAAGACTCAAACCACAGAAAATACTTGTATTCGGAAATGAAATGGATGGACTCGGAGAAAATATCGAGTTTATTAAATGTGGTGGATTTCATGGCAAATAACAGTCTATTGTTATAATATAACCGTAGGCATATAATAATTTTAAGGAGATAACAAGGGGCGGTAGAGGAAGTTCTAGCGGTGGAATTGTCGCAACTCCACAAGTAACAGCATCTCAGTCAAGAGCTGGGGCAAATATTCCTGTAAATGCAAGTGCTTTAACACAGGCTGATGTCGATAAAATCATCGATGAACAGGAAGATAATATGACGATTGACCAGATTTTAGCGGTTAAACAGTATATCTCTAGTGCGACCGATTCTAGCGGTTATTCTATGTCGCAGAATCTCAATCACAAACTCGAAAACAACATCCCATTAAATGCAAACGAGCAGTATATGTTACAGCTGATGAATACTGCCATGCATCCTATTGGAGTTGATACTGTTTTGCATCGTGGTGCACATCAAGACCTGTTGCAGAGATTAGGTGTAAACAACTATGACCGCATGACAGAGGCTCAGTTAAACTCTGTACTCGTTGGCAAAACAATGACTACAACATCATTTACATCAACATCTTATGACTATTCAAAAAATCCATTCCTCGGAAGTGGCCCGCAGGCTGGAGGTCGTGAAGTTGAACTAAAAATCAATGCAGGAAAAAACACAAATGTAATTCTTGCAAATAAAAAGCAGGCAGAAACAATCCTCGGTATTGGTACTAACTTTAAGATTAAGGGTGTACGATTTACTGGTAGAACTGCATCGCCTAGAACGAGTTCTCGCTCTTTGCCAGTTCTTGAGATTGAAATTGATACATTTTAAGGAGCAAAAGGATGGCTAAGAAAGAATCAAAAAAAGATTATAACAGATGGACTTCAAGCGGTGGATTCAAAGTAACCTCACCGATTACGCCTGTTGATGGTGCTAAATTGAATAAAGACAAAAACTCAAAAAAGGGAGATGCTAAGGGGCGGTAGAGGTTCTAAAAGCGTAGGCGGTGGTTCATCATCAGTATCAAGCGCAAGAGCAACCATGGCGATTCAGTCTGCCCTTGCTGATGCTGTTGATGCACAGGATAACGCGAATCCAGATGCAATTACTATTGCTACACATGGAGCTGAGGACTTAGACGTATTTAAGAGCCATCTAGCCAAAACACAGGCAGAACTTGAGGCAATGACAGATACAGAGTTTGCTCAGTATGTTGCACAGACACAGAAAATCGATATGCCTAACTTTATGCCTAATGCTGATACTCAGAGATTTATTTATGCAATGGGGTTAAATAAGACTCCAGAGGTAGTAGATACTGCATCGTTTAACAAAATCAGTGGGACAACATTCTACCGTACAGTAAATCAGTTTTATGACAGTAAAAATGATGTCGGTATGACTGCTCCACAGATTATGAATCAGATGATGAAAGGTTCTCTATCACGTATCGGAGCTGGTACTTACGGTGATGGCTATTATTTCGCTGATAACAAAAGCGGGTCAAGTTCTTATGGCAGAACAAGCGGAAACGTTAAGGCAACCGCACAGGTGCGCATGAAACTTAACTCAAATGCTAGAGCGATTGACTATTCAACCCTTATGAATATGTATCGTAGGTCGAAAAATGCTAAAACTATTGGCTCTATTTCTGATATGTATGACAATCGTAGAGGCGGTGATGGTTCAATTTCTGTGTATGCACTTAAAAAAGGGTACAATGTAATCCGTAATGGCTCATACATCAATGTAATTGACCGCTCAGCAATGACAATCGAAAATAAAATCAATCCTATCTAAAAGAGGTAAACAGGATGGCTAACAAGAAAGAGGATAAACCATTACTTGATAATGGGAAAATGTCTAGCAAGAAAGACAAGGCCCTTGCTGATGCTTATGCACGTGCTATGAGCGGGGCTAACATTGGCATGATGAAGAAAGGGAAGAAAAAGAAATAATGCCAGAAAAAGAAAAACCAAAGGGAAAAGGTAGAGCCTCATCTCAGTGGAAAAAAGGTCAGAGCGGAAACCCGAAAGGGAGACCGCCTAATGACAAATGCATGAGCCGAATCCTCGAGCAAAAAATCAGCGAGTACAGGGCTACAAAAAACGGTGAAGTAATAGACCCGAAAACGGCACTGTGCGAGGCTATGATTTCCATGGCGTTTGATAAAGAAACCCCGCCTAATGTTCGATTCCAGATAATCCGTGAGATTATGGATAGAACAGAGGGCAAGGCTCTCCAGCGTACAGAGGTAACGGGCAATGTGACAAACAAAGAGCCTAATATCGCTGATATGGTAGACTTAAATAAACTCACTATGGAAGAGCGGGAAATACTGTTAAAGGCGGTAGCAAAGAAAGATGATTGATAAAGCCAAACAGCTGGATGTCTGGTTTAATCATCTCTCTTTCATGCAATATTTCTGGCGGAAAAAAGCGGAGCCGATGTTAGTAGGTATTCACACTAACGAAATATGCAGACGCATTGACAAGGCTATCTACGATTTTGACCATGGCATCTCAACTTACCTAATTATCACTGTACCGTACCGACACGGTAAATCTGATATTGTTTCTCGCTATTTACCCGCTCACTTTATCGGGGCGCATCCCGATTGTGATGTTATGCTGGTTACCTACGCATCATCACTGGCTCAAGAGTTCTCGGCTTTTTCACGCGATATCGCATCATCAGAAGAGTATCAAGAGGTATTCAGACGCAACTACTCAACGGGTACCGCAGATTCATGGCACGTTACAGGCGGTAGCGGTACAGTAACCGCATCGGGGTTGACCTCTGGTATTACTGGTAAAGGCTATCACTTAGGCGTCCTTGATGACTTCTGCGCAGGTCGTGCAGAGGCAGAATCAGACTCACAGCGCGAAAAGGCATGGCAGGGATTTACTAACGACTTTTTCACCCGACAGGCTCCTGTATCAATCACTATCGTATTGGCTACACCGTGGCATGTTGACGATATTATCGGGCGCATCAAAGCCCGCAACGATGAAAACAATCAAGCCTATGACCCAGCATTTCAAAAGTTCGATGTTATCTCATTTCCCGCCATGGATGGCGAGGTAGAGGTATGGGATGATGAATTACACGCGATGGTGACAAAGAAATATGATTATCTGTTCCCCGAACGGTTCAAACCAGAATGGTACAAAAGACAGATGTCATCATTGGGTACTTACGGCACAGCGTCACTGTTGCAGTGTAACCCACAGGTGAGGGGCGGTAATATGATTGATACAAGCAAAGTAAATATCATCGACAGCCTCGAAAATTTCCCGCAAATAAAGTATTATAGGGTATGGGACTTAGCGCACACAGCAAAACAGCGAACAAAGGATGACCCAGACTATACAAGCGGTACTCTGTTGGCCTATCAGAAAGTAGATGGTGACTTATACCGATTGTGGATTAAGGATGTCGCACGCATCCGCGGTAGTGCGCCAGAGCGTGATAATTTCATACGCTCAGTAACCGAAAAAGACGGTAACAGCGTGACGGTTGCGATAGAAATATCTGCTGATTCACGCGATGCTATAGCAACGTTACAGCGTATCTTACAGGGTAGGCGCATTGTCAAAGGCGTACAGACAAAGGGCGATAAAGTAGCCCGTATGTCACCAGTAGAGCCTATCTTTGACGCAGGTAATGTATTCATTCATCGTGGTGATTGGAATTACGATTGGTTAAAAGAGGTCGGAGAGTTCCCGCAGGGTAAACACGATGACCAGATTGATAATATGTCTGCTGGCTACATAATAGCCACACAGTCACAGGGTAAAATGCAACAGATTGGAGTTGCTGGATTATAGGAGTTGTAAAGGGCAGTATCATCACAGTGCAATCAGTACCATAAGTACTATGATAAATGGCAGAAGTGCAGGGACTTCATCGCAGGTGAAGAAGAAGTAAAAGAGCACGGTACCATGTATTTGCCACAGCCATCGGGCATGGATGAAAACGAATACGCATCCTATAAAGCACGGGCAGAGTTTTTTAATGCCTCGGGCCGTACCCTTGAGGGGCTCCATGGCCTTATGTTTCGTAAGGATGTAATTATCAATTCACCCGATGAACTTCTCAACCTGTTTACAAATGTAGACGGTAAAGGGAATACCCTCAATCAGTTCATCAATGAAACCGCATGGGATTGTATGCAGACTGAATGGGGCGGGGTTCTTATTGATGCTCCATCAGCTGATGGCGTTGAATCCGTTGCAGAGGCAGAAGATGCAGGACTCACACCATACATGACCTATTACAAGGCTGAAAATATCATTAACTGGCGTTTTAAGACTATCGGACGCAGAAAAACCCTTGCCCTTGTTGTTGTAACAGAGGAATATGACAAAGATTCTGTTGATGACCGTTTCACTTTCCAGACTGTAAAGAGATACCGCGTACTGGAAATCGATGAGGATGGCTATTACAA